CAATAGCTCTTGACTTTCTATTACCCTCTGCAATTGACATAACAGACTCGATGTAGCTTAGGTCTGCAACAGCAGTCAAAGCTTTGATAGCAACCTCTACGCTCTTACCAAAGTCTGGAGATTCCATCATCTTAGCAATGTTAAGTGATCCAAGGTTGCAGCTAATGTCTTTTCCAATGTTGTCATAGGAAAGATCAGCATTATATGTTGTTGGGGTATTGACCTGAAGAATCTCAGAACAAAGATTAGACATATTAATCCTGCCTTCAACTGGGTTAGCTTTATTTACCGTGTCTTCATAAACAATATAAGGATAGCCAGACTCAAACTGTAGCTCAGCAATGGTTTGGAATAGGTGTCGAGCATTAATCTTTTTCTTACGAATCTCTGCATTATCAACCATTTCCTGATATTTTTCTGTAATGGAAATATCAGACATTGGTACTCCATACACTCTTTCAACATCATATGGTGAGAAAAGATACATCTCCTCATTACCCTTTGCAAGTTCAAGAGTAATGTCTGGAACTACCACTCCAAGACTAAGTGTTTTAATGCGCACCTTTTCATCTGCGTTTTCACGCTTTGTATCTAAAAACTGCATAATATCTGGATGGTGTGCATTAAGATAAACAGCACCCGCACCCTGGCGGGCTCCTAGCTGATTGGCATAACTAAAGCTATCCTCCAATAGCTTCATTACGGGTAGCACACCAGATGATTGGTTTTCAATCTTTTTAATTGGTGCACCTGCTTCACGCAAGTTGGTTAGATTAAGAGCTACGCCACCTCCTCGCTTAGACAGCTGCAGCGAAGAATTGATGCCTCGTGAAATAGACTCCATATTATCTTCGATACGAAGCAGGAAGCATGAAACGAATTCACCCCTCTGCTTCTTGCCAGAATTTAAGAAGGTAGGTGTAGCTGGCTGGAATCGCCCAGTAATAATCTCCTCTACGAGATCCTGAGCAAGCTTCTTGTCTCCACGTGCAAGCATGAGTGCATTCATACAGACACGGTCTTCAAACCTTTCGAGGTAACGTGTACCATCAAAAGTTTTCAAAGCATATGATGTATAAAACTTATATGCCCCAAGGAAGGTAGGGAAGCGGAACTTATGTGCATATGCTTGCTTAAATAAAGACTTGATAAAATCAAAATCGTATTGGTCAAGAATCTCCTTGTCATAATATTCATTTTCAACAAGGTAGTCAATCTTTTCTTCAAGGCTGTGGAAAAACACAGTATTAAGATTAACGTGATCTAAAAAGTAATGCTTAGCTGCCTCTTTATCTTTATCAAATTGAATCTTTCCATCCTCACCATATAGGTTTAGCATTGCGTTTAGCTCGTGATAGCTATAGTTCGTTGTCATAAAGCAGCCTTAGCCTTTCTGTTATTTTATTTACATCTTCTTCTGTGCCAAGTAATTCTACCCTGGCAATTAATGGAACACCAGTCTTTGCAGAAATCATTTCTGCTGCCTTACAATAGTGTTCACCAAAATTGGTGTTACCCGTTCCAATAACCCCACGCAAATTATCCCTGTTCTCTCTAATATTTAGAAATTTACGAACAGCTTTTGGAATTGCATGTTGGCCATTGCCACCACCATAAGTGGGAACAACTAAAACATATTCTTCTTTTGCAAGAAATGGATTAGCATCATCCCATTTAAGCGGTATTCTATTAGCATTCTTATCAAGCTTCTCAACGAATCTTTTTGTGTTTTCAGATACGTTGGAAAAGTAAATAATACTAATAGGTAAAATCAATTCTACATCCCTTTTATAAAAATCAAGTTACAGAAATGCTAAATCATACCCATATGATCTAAATATTCTCTCACATCGTCTGGCATAGGTTTATATTGTATCACGTTAGGTGGCAATGGTTCAAGTTCACTTCTCTTTGGCTTATCCCTAAACGTATGAACCTCAACCTCAAGGTTAGTATCTCTTGGAGTGTGAGACAAAGCACCAAAGACAGCACCACACACTGCGTCAGCCAAGTCCTTAGACTTTTTACGAGGGTGATCAACACGATTATTCTTTACGATCTTAAGCTCTGTAAGCTCTTCAAATAAAAGATCAATAGCTGGCATAGCTAGACGGTCTTCATAAATAAGCATAGCCATATCTTCGTAGTGCTTCTTAGCCACCGATACCGTCTCAGTCCTCATACCAACCTGTTTGAGTTCATTCTGAATATCAAATGACTGCCAACGGTCAAAGCTGACAGTGCCAATATTAAAACCAACTCTTCTTAAGTTTTGAATCCATCTCTTTACTTCTGATAGATCGACTGGTCCTTCAATTCTTGGCTCCCACCAAGCTACAGCATCCACAACAATGAATGGCACTACCTGCTCATAGTCTTTGATGACCTGCATGGTTACCCACTTTTCTACGTGAGCAATAGCAACAGCACACTTGTCATGCTTTTGTGCAAGGTCAGCATGTACAAAGTAAAGCTTCTCAGGATCTGGCTGGAACGTTGGATCAAACCTTCTAAAGTTATCAAGAGGATTTCTGCTAGTCATAGCATTAGAAACCTTATCGCGCTGCTTAAAGAACGCATCAGAAGCATATGTTGGTACACACAAGAAACGCATCATTGCATCTCCAAGATCGGTGTAGAAAGCTACCTTAAAGTCATCTATCTGACGTGTAGGGTTTACTTCCCACGTTGGCCTTTTAAGTGCAAAAACATTAGGATACTTATACGATAAGATATGATCTTCGTCCCACTCAATCTCTAAGCTGTTACCCTCCATGTCTGCTGGCAAATCAGGATTCATAACAAATTTATGACTTCTCTGAATGACATCTTTTTCTAAAATACAGTCTTCATATTTACTAGAGATAAAGTCTCCAGGATAACGAGGGAACGATAGTAGTGCTACCTTACCAAGATCAGGGAAACGAGAATCTACTGTACCACGGAAAGCTTTATAGATGTTGTCAGCTGTCTTGCCCTGTTCATTACCGCTACCAACTTCAGTAGCAAAACCAGAGATCTCATCAAGCACTGCCACTAGCAGGTTTAGACCCTCATGCGATTCACGTTCAGAGTGACCAGAATAAACCGTAATAGATTTATCAAACTCAATGCTATCCATCTTGGCATAGTATTTGCCACCAAACCATGGGGACTTTTCAATCTTAGTTTTTAACCCCTTGAAGAAGACGTTCTTAGCCTGTTGTGCGTTGATAGCAACGTTAATAATATCGATAGCGTCACCAGATGGTTTTCCATAGTATCTAGCAGGATCCTTAAGGCATAGTAGCTTATATACAATGTATGCTACAGCAACAGTAGAAACAAAGTCTTTACCACTACCCTTACCAAGCTGAAGGATTACTTCATTCTTAGTATACTTCTGATAGAATCTAGCACCCTCGTCAGAACCCATGAGCATCTGAAGATCTTGTTTCTTATAGATCTGGCTCATAGCCAATACGATGTCGTATTGAATATCAGACAATGGTGGCTGAGCTAAAAATGCTTCTCCCTCGACAAATTCTTTTACATCTACTGGAGTTTCTTCAAAAGGATTATCTGCAAGAACTTCAATAAAATCATCAAACATCTCTTACCACCGTGATGACCTCACCCTTGTCAGCAATCTCAGATAATCTCTTCATAATCTTATCTCTTACCTCTGGATGCTCTGTAGCAATATCCATTAGAATCTTCTTAAGGATATCTTGCTTACGTTCGATCTCCATCATTTCTTCTGCAAGTTCTTTATTCTCAAGCAGACCAGCCTTCTGAAGCATCTCAATACGCTTAGACTCAATATCCATAACCAGTTTAATACCAGCAGTTTTAGCACTAAGATTAGCAGTAGTTGTAGCTTCATCAATAACATCATATGTGTGAGCAATCAGTCTACTGTAGTGCTCATCTGCAGCAGCTAGAGCTTCTTTCGCCCTAGCACGAATTGCACTATTATCAGCAGCCATGGTCTGCCACTCTTTAATCAGAGTAACTACCTTAGTTCTTGGAATGGCAAGCTCTTTAGAAATCTTTGTAGGATCACTACCCTTTAGATATTCTCCAACAACCTTGTTTACCTCATCAAGATGTTGAACTATCTGTTCCTCGTTTGACACGTCGCTTACCTCTTCTCTTTGGAATTCGCTTAACTCTATCTAGCCTAAATGATCTTAGCACACCAGTACGCATCTTATGGACCTCAAAACAATCAATCCACTGAGCACCAGTCTCACTATTAGTAACTAGGCAATCAAATTTAAACCTTTGCCCCCACTCACCCTCAATCTTAATCATGTCTCCCTTTTCAATAATGAAATTACCTACAGTGATTTCTGGAAAACGAAAGAACTTAGTTTGTGGTGGTGGGACAGACTTACGCTTACGCAATGCTACTCCTTAGCGTGTGGTTTAGTTTCGTTTAATGAATTACTCGATACTCTATTATACATACTTTCGAAGTGGAAGTCAATAATGTTATCTACCCCAGTATATGAAAGAGCACTACGAAGACCAGCTCTAAAGTCTGAAAGGACATCTTCAACAGATCCAATATAAGGAATCACAGTAGAAATGCCCTCCACTCCTGACACAATGCCCCTACCCTCTTCCTGAGCCTCTCTGGAGGCCATTCCACGGAATACCTTGTACTGTCCATCAAGAAGTTTACCTGGCGACTCATCTGTACCAGCCAGCAATCTACCAACCATTACTGCTTTAGCACCTGCTGCCAAAGCTTTAGCTGCATCACCAGAATTACGAATACCACCATCAGCAATAACAGCTGGATCAAGCTTATAATCTATCTTATCTAGAATAGACATTACGGAAGCCAAAGTTGGAACACCATGTCCACTAACAACTCGTGTAGTACAAGCAGAACCTCCACCAATGCCAACACGAACTGAATCTACTCCAGCATCACACAGTCTAGCGTACCCATCCCACGTAGAGACATTGCCAGCCATGATGTGTACCTGCTCACCGAAAACATTTCTCAAGTGCTTTACGGCATCAATAGCAATCTGGCTATGACCGTTAGCAACATCTACAAGAATAAGTGCTGCTCCAGCATCTACCAAAAGTTGAGCATCAGAAATGAAAGTGCCACGAGCACCCACAGATCCACCAGCAATACGACCAGCAGCAACTGCTAGTCTTATTTGCTCAACCTGCTTTTCAATAGGCATATAACGATGGATAATTCCAAGTCCGCCAGACTTACGCATAGCAGCTGCCATCTCCCACTCACACACAGTATCCATTGGTGCAGCAATAAGTGGCAAGTCTAAGCCAATAGACTTCTTTGTTCCATGGCCAATAACTGTTCTTAGACTCACATCTTTACGACTGATGATGTCAGAATACTGTGGAACTAGCAAAATATCATCAAATGATAGTTTTTCTTCTTTACTGAACTGCTTCATCTCTCTCCTTTGCAATAAGCAACAGCACTAAATATCCAATAAGATCTGAAATAGTATCATCACCTGGATACTCGTGTCCACGCTTTACCCTAGACAACTTGTCATCAATACGAACATAGATTTGCTCCACGGCATCTGCCTTAGAAAATACCCTCACAGGATCAATAGCAGAATCGCCATAGGCACGATTCTTGGCAATGAGCATATCCCTAATCTCACTTACCACCCGATCAATCTGATCTTCCGTCTCTTTACTCATCTTCTAGATTTCCTCAATCCAAACTTAGCTAGATAAACATATATTGTTTCTACAGTGACACCGCATTCTCTGGCGATCTCTTCTGGTGTTTTACGGTCAAGATGATATCTCTTCTTGAGCCATGATTCATTCGTATAAAGTTTAGCAGCCATTATATCTCCTTGTCAAGCCAGCTTATACCAGTTGTTGATAGCATAATGACCCACACCTACAGCGTCAGCTATATCATTGTCAGTTATAGTTTTACCATAGTTAATATCAATTAGTTTAATAGTTCTTTGTTTTCTAAACTC